CAGATACTCAGTTTGAAAAACCAAACGGAGTGTTCACTGTAAAGTTAGAACTAAATGATGAGGAAGCTAAACCCATTATAAAACTTTACGAGGAAACTTTGAGGGCTCGGCAAAAAACTGAGAACACGGAAAAGAGATCCCCTCACACACAATACAAAGTTTTAAAAACGGGTGGAGTAGAGTTTAAGTTTAAACTCAAGCCAAAAGTAACAATGAAAGACGGAACTGACTTTGAGCAGAGACCAAAGATTTACAACCCAGATAAAACAATTGCTGAAACGCAACCTGTTTACACGGGAAGTAAAATGAAGATCGCCTTTCAAGCTTTTTCTTGGGCTAACAATCTACAAGGTGTAGGTGTTGGTTTAAGATTAAAAGCTGTTCAACTAATTGAAATTGTATCAACTAAGTCTGAGACTAAATCAGAAATTAAAGAAGACAATTCCGATTATGGCTTTGGCGTAGAGAAAGTTTCCAATGTACCGAGTGGGAAAAAAGAAGTACCCGTTTCACAAGAAACGGACTTCTAAATACCGTAGTGGGCTTGAAGAAACCGTTATTAATAATCTAAAAGATCGTAAAATTTCTTTTAAGTATGAAGAACGGGTTGTTGATTACTTCAAGCCTTCTACAAAACATAAGTACACACCAGATATTGAATTAGATAATGGAGTGCTTATCGAAATTAAAGGTTTCTTTAAAAGAGAAGATAGAAAAAAACATTTACTCGTAAAGGAACAGCAACCTAATTTAGATATTAGATTTGTCTTTGGTAACTCAAGGAACCGTATCTACAAGGGTAGCAAAACAAGTTATGGAGATTGGTGCGTTAAGTATGGTTTTAAATACTCTGACAAATTAATTCCGCAAGATTGGATAATAAATAAATAAACTATTTGGGAGGGACAATGATAGTTGGCAAAAGTAATGAAGAATGGAACAGGATCGTTCAAGAAAAAGATGAACAGATAAAAGCTTTGTATGGTCGTATTAAAGATAACCAAACAGTTAGCGATGCACAGCAAAAATTAAATGGTGTTTTAAGAACTGAAAACAACAAATTAAAAGAACAATTAGAAAAGACAGAAAAAGACCGACTTAACGCAGGACGGAAAGCGGGTTTTGATGAATAATGATGAAAGCGAATTTATTAAACACTTACCTTGTACGACTTGCTCGTCAAGTGATGGAATGGCTTTGTATTCTGATGAACACACTCATTGTTTCGTCTGTAATACTACTAGCTATCCTAATAGCAATCCTACAAGTAATAGCGATGTATCTAAAGATGTGTATTTTAGTGATTTACTACAAGGTCAAGCAACTGCTTTAACTAAACGTAAGTTATCATTAGAAACTTGTAAAAAATGGAATTACAAACTTACCGAAGTAGACGGTAAGCCTGTTCAAGTTGCTACATATTACGATAAAGCAAAGAAACCTGTATTTCAAAAACTTAGATTTGCTAATAAAGAATTTAAGACAAAAGGAGATATAAGCCAAGCTACTTTGTACGGTCAAAACCTATGGGGTACTAAAGGTAAGATTTTGTGTATTTGTGAGGGCGAGATAGACAGCCTTTCACTTTCTCAATTATTTAATCACAAATATCCTGTGTGTGGAATACCTAACGGTGTTAACGGAGCAGTTAAGTCGTTAAAGAAGCAACTCGAATGGATCGAAAACTACGAACAGGTGATATTTTTCTTTGACCAAGACGATGCAGGCCAAGAGGCCGCTAAAAAATGTGCTGAACTTTTAACTATAGGTAAAGCTAAGATTGCAAACTTTGAACTAAAAGATGTTAACGAAATGTTAGTTAACGGATTAGGTGCAGATGTAATTAAAGCTATGTGGGAAGCAAAAACTCATAGACCAGATGGTGTAGTAGCAGGCGAAGAACTTTGGGAAGTTATTAAACAAGAAGATGAAAAGGCTACAGCTTTTTATCCTTACGAGGGTCTTAATAAAAAACTTTTTGGTATTAGAAAAAGAGAAATCGTTACTGTATGTGGTGGTTCGGGAATTGGTAAGTCGTTAATGACAAAAGAAATTGCTTACGATTTAATTAAAAAAGGAAAGCGTATAGGAATCATATCTCTTGAAGAAAGTTTAAAAAGAACTTGCGAGGGTATAATTGGATTACATCTTAATAAACCTATTCATATTGATAGATCAAATGTTTCAGAAACAGAATTAGAAATTGCTTATAAAGAAACTATAGGTAATGGTAATGTATTTTTATATGATCATTGGGGATCTGTTGAGCAAGATACAATAATTAATAAAATAAAATATTTCGCAAAAGCATTAGACATAGAATATTTATTTATAGATCACATATCAATTATTGTTAGCGGTTTAGAATCTAACGATGAAAGAAAAACAATTGATTTGTTAATGACTAGACTTAGAGGATTAACAGAGCAATTAAACATTGGTGTGATCTTGGTGAGCCATTTAAAAAGACCCGAAGGAAATAAAGATCATACAGATGGATTACAAACATCATTAGGACAACTTAGAGGCTCGGGTTCAATTGGCCAACTAACTGATATTTGTATTGGCTGTGAAAGGTCAGTTTCAGATGTTGAAGATTCTAAAAAGACAACTGTAAGAATATTAAAAAATAGATTTGCAGGAATTACAGGTGTTGCAACTACACTACAATATAACTCGGCAACAGGAAGGTTACAAGAATATGACACCAATAATTTTTGATATAGAAACAGACGGATTTAATCCAACAAAAGTCCATTGTCTTGTTTTACAAAAAGAAGGAAAAGAAATTTCGTTCATCGGACGAGATATACCGAAAGGTATTGATCTGTTAGCTGACAACTTAATCGTGGGACACAACGTAATAAAGTATGACCTCCCTGTGCTTAAGCGTTTATATAACTACTCTCATAACCCCGAGTTAGTCCACGACACTCTATGTTTAAGTCGCCTTATCTACCCTGACATTGCGAATAGCGTAGACTTTAAATTGTTAGCTAACAATCACATTGATAAGTCCGTAGTAGGAAGACATAGTTTAAAAGCTTGGGGACAAAGACTTAGGTTTTACAAAGGAGATTACGCAGAAGTTAACGACTTTGAAAACTTTAATCAAGATATGCTTGATTACTGTGTTCAAGATGTAAAGCTAACTTCTTTACTTTATACTAAATTAATTGAAAAAGGTTTTAGTCAAGAAAGTGTAGAGTTAGAACATGAAATAGCAAACATACTTAAACTACAAGAAGACAAAGGATTTGGTTTTGATGTTGCTAAAGCACAAGACCTTCATGCAAAACTTTTAGGTAGAACACATGATCTTAAATTAAGTTTAGAAAATAGAATACCAGATTGGCAAGTAGATTTAGGAGAGTTTATTCCTAAAGTTAATAATAAAAAACTTGGATATAAAAAGGGTATTGCTATTAGAAAATCTAAAACAATGAAATTTAATCCATCTAGTAGACAACAAATATCTAATAGACTTATGGAATTAAGAAATTGGAAACCTAAAAAGTTTTCTGAAACAGGTTTACCAATTGTTGATGAAGAAGTTTTAGGACATCTAGATTATCCAGAAGCTAAAGAACTTAATGAATATTTACTAATTGAAAAAAGATTAGGAATGTTAAGTGATGGTAAAAACGCATGGTTAAAAGTTGTTAAGAAAGGTCGTATACATAGCAGTTATATTACTAACATTACAACAGGAAGAATGTCTTGTCGTAGTCCAAACTTACAACAAGTACCAAGTATTAACTCACCGTATGGTAAAGAGTGTAGAGAATTATTTATACCATCGACAGGTTATGTAATGGTAGGTGCAGATGCAAGTGGAATTGAAGCAAGAAGTTTAGGCCACTATATTTATAACTATACAGGTGGAAAAGAATATGTAGATCTTATTCTTAATGGCGACATACATACTTACAACCAAAAGAACTTAGGTTTAGAAAAAAGATCATTAGCGAAGACAATACTTTATGCGGTACTTTATGGAGCAAGTTCTCGTAGAGTTTCTGAAATATTAGATTGTGATATGGGTCAAGCAAAAATTGTATTAGATAAATTTAATAGAGTATTACCTTTCTTACAAGAACTTAAACATGACATCATAGATAAGTTAGAAGGTGTTGGATATATTAAAGCTATTGATAAAAGAATATTAACTATTAGATCACAACACTCAGCGTTAAATGCTTTGAACCAAAGTTGTGCGGCAATCATAATGAAGAAAGCATTAATTATTCTTTGGAGTAAACTAAAAAATGTAGACGCATTTGTTATAGCAAACATACATGATGAATTTCAAATAGAAGCAAAACCAGATATTGCAGAAGACGTGGGTAAGCTAGCGGTAGAAAGTATTAAAGAGGCAGGGGAGCATTTTAATCTTAGGGTACCACTAGGAGCAGAATACCGTGTCGGTAAAAACTGGGCTGAAACCCACTAATAAGAATTGGAGAAAGTGGGCATCAAACGCTTTATGCAATCAAAGAGTACGACAAGGACATGATTGCGGATTAACAATAGACGAACTTATTTTAATAACACCAAGTCATTGTCCATGTTGTCAAACTGTAATGATACCACAAGGCAGTCAAGAAAACTCTCCGTCAGTAGATAGACTAGATACAACAAAAGGTTATGAGAAAGAAAATATATGGATCATTTGTCATTCATGTAACACTAAAAAAGGAAACACTAAAACACCAACTGATTTATATAAAATCGCAGATGCTTGGTGGGAAAAATTAAAGGAAATAAAATGCAGGTTATTATAGTTTTACACGATAAAGAGGATAACAAAGATAAAATAGAATTTAGTATTTTTGAAAAGTTTAGCGATACAGAAACACCAGAAGATATGGTTAACAGTCCTGCTGTACAAGTTGGATCTATACTATCTGGTTTTTTAAAAACAGTAGAAAATCATGGTGCTTTACTAGGTACTTTACCTTTAGTTGAAGCTGTTGAAAAAGACTTTGATGAAAATGATTTTAGAAAGAAAATTAAAAACCGTGACGGAAACGTCATTCATGTAAATTTAAACACTATAAAACCTAAAGGAAACGGATAATGAGTACACTATTAATAGACGCTGATGTTATTGCTTATCAAGTTGCGTTCTCAAGTGAAGAACCTATTAGATGGGGTGACGATGATGAAGCTATATGGACATTACATTCTGATGAAAAAGATTGTATTAGAAAAATTGAAGACGCTTACCAAACTTTAATACACGATACCCAATGTAAAGAATATATATCAGCATTGAGTGATAAAGATAATTTTAGAAAAGATATATTTCCAGATTATAAATTAAACAGAACTAAACAAAGAAAGCCTATTACTTTAAAGTTTTGTAGAGATTATATTTATAAAAAGTTTAATGGTTATATTAGACCTAAACTTGAAGCTGATGATATACTTGGAATATTAGGAACAGCAGATGTTATTAAAGGTAATAAGATTATTTGTAGTATTGATAAAGACTTAAATCAAATAGCAGGATTACATTACAATCCTAAACTAAAAGAGTTTTATGGTGTTACACAAAAACAAGCTGATTATAATTTTTATTATCAAATATTAGTTGGAGATCCTGTAGATAATTATAAAGGAGCACCAACTTACGGAGATGTTAAAACTAAAAAAACATTCTTAAAGAAAAAGAACTTATGGAAAGTCGTTAAGTCTTGTTTTGTAGAACAAGGTTTAACAGAAGAAGATGCTTTAACACAAGCTCGTGTAGCTCGTATTTTAAGAAATACTGATTACGATTTTAAAAAGAAAGAACCTAAACTATGGAGTGGTAATGCCAAATAAAAAAATGTTTGATGAAGCTTTTCCTAAAGATAGACAAGTAGGCGGGTCTCATTATCAAAAGTTTATTATACAACCTTATGAGTTTATTTCAAAAAATAATCTATCGTTCTTTCAAGGCTGTGTTGTTAAATATATTTGTAGATATTTATTTAAAGGTACAGAAATACAAGATTTAGAAAAAGTAATTCATTACTGTGAATTAGAAATTGAAAAGATAAAGGAGTTAAGGAAATGAGTAGTGTTGTAAAGAAATGGAAAAAGAAAACGTGGATAAATGCAGATATACTTTATGAAGATGTATTTTATGCAAGAACACCTGATACAGAAAATAAATTCCCACCAACCGTTAATGCTACTTATACAATAGTAGGAGAAAGCAATCAAAGATCTACACTAGAAGAAATACCTTTAGATCCTACACCAGAAGAAAAAACACCAAATAACATTAATACAGATGTTGATAAAACATTTGAAAATGAGGTAATTAAGAATGAAGAAACTACTCAAACAACTACTACAGTGGTTGTCGACAAACCCACCGAAGTATAAGTTTGTACTTTGTCTTTGGGAAGATGCAAACTCTGATTCATCGTGGAATGAAATTTCTACAATACAGCAGATGTTACCTACAATATGTTTAAGTGTTGGATTTCTTGTTGAGAAAAATGAAAACTCTTTTATATTAGCGTCAGATTTTACAACTGACATTAAAAATGGCAAATTTGTTATCGCTGACGGTGGTAATACTATGGTCATACCTACCAAAAATGTACTAACAATAGTACCTATTCCCCTAAAAATTAAAGCTAAATAGTTGCACTCTTGGAAACAACTTATGATTAATCAAGAGTTATTAGATTATTTAGACAAACAATTCCCTGATAAATCGCCTGATTTAAAAGATTCTGAAAGACAAGTATGGTTTAAGGCAGGTCAAAGTAGTGTTGTTTCACATCTAAAACAGCTTTTATCTGACAAAGATGAAAATATATTAAAAGAAATAATAGTAGGAGATATTAAATAAATGTGTGGATTTTCAAGACCTAAACCACCACCTCCTCCACCGCCCGCACCTGCGATGCCTGCAACAGAGGTAAATGCAAGTAATACAAGATTAAGAGAAAGAGCACCTAAAGCACCTCAAGTAAATACATCAAGTAATGTAAGTTACTCTAAAAAAAGAGGTAAATCAGCTTTAAGAATACCTTTACAAATTGGCGTTGGATCAAGTGGAACTGGAGCAAACTTACCTTAATAGATCATGGCAAACTATACGACAGCAAAATCTAGATATAATACATTAGAGGCAATAAGAGATCCTTACCTTGATAGAGCACGAGACGCAAGTGAGTTTACTATTCCCTCAATAATGCCTAGAGAACACCACACAGGCCATACTACTCTATATACACCGTATCAAGGAATTGGTGCAAGAGGTGTAAACAACCTATCTTCAAAGCTACTTCTAGCTTTACTTCCCCCTAATCAACCTTTCTTTAGACTAACACTTGACGAGTTTACTTTGTCTGAACTGTCTGGTCGAGATGATATGAAAGGCGAATTTGAAAAAGCTATGGGTTCAATAGAACGAGTAGTTATGAATGAGATGGAAGTTAATAACTTTAGAAACGCTATGTTTGAAGCTTTAAAACATCTTTTAATTTGCGGTAACGTCCTACTTTATATTACTCCTGAATTTAAAATGAAGGTTTATCACTTAGATAGATTTGTCGTTAAGAGAGACGGTGTAGGTAGTATTTTAGAGATTATTACAAAAGATATGGTTTCACCCAGCTCATTAACAGAAGAACAAAAAGAATTAATAGATGGCGACAAAGATAAAGATGGTTATGAAAACACTTGTGAAATTTACACTTGTGTTAAAAGATCAGCTAACGGTAAGAAATGGGAAGTACATCAAGAGATAAATGAAAAAACTATACCATCATCTATAGGTAGTTATCCTTTAGATAAAAACGCTTTTATACCACTAAGATATACATCAATTGACAATTCTGATTATGGTAGAGGATTTATTGAGGAGTACATCGGCGATCTTCGTAGTTTAGAAGCTTTATATAGAGCAATTGTAGAGGGATCTGCGGCTTCAAGTAAAGTTTTATTTTTAGTAAAACCAAATGGAAGTACAAGATTAAAAACTTTATCTGAAAGTCCTAACGGTGCAATAAGAGAAGGTAATGCAGAAGATGTTACTACACTTCAAGTTAACAAGAGTGCTGACTTTACTATATCATTTCAAACAATAAAAATAATTGAAGAAAGATTACAATTTGCATTTATGTTAAATGCTTCTGTTCAAAGAAACAATGACAGAGTTACTGCTACAGAAATTAATTATGTATCAAAAGAACTTGATGATAGTTTAGGTGGTTTGTATTCTTTGTTATCTCAAGAACTACAATTACCTTTGATTAATAGATTAACTTATCAAATGGAAAAGAAGAAAGCTTTACCTCCTTTACCTAAAGATAGTATACGTCCTAAAATTGTTACAGGACTTGAAGCATTAGGTAGATCAAGTGATTTACAAAGATTAAATACATTTGTTAATCAACTACAACCATTTGCAGATCAGCTAATGACTTATTTAAATTTAGAAGAATATGTAAAAAGAGTTGGTACATCTTTAGGTGTAGAGATGGACGGACTTATTAAATCTCAAGAGCAAATTGCACAAGAACAACAAGCTATGCAAGAGCAAATGATGATACAACAAAATTCCCCTGTCGCTGTAAAAGAGGGCATGGGTATGGTCAGGGATAGCGTTAAACAAGATAGGGAAGAAAATAATAATAAGGAGAACTAATGGTCGATAAAATTGACGTACCTGCCGAAGAAGGAGTACAAGAAACTCAAGAGCATAGAGATGCTATGGAAGCTAAAGTAGATGCAAACAATACAGTTGAAGTTGAACAAGCACCAGAAGCTGTTGAATCAAAACCAATACTTGGTAAATTTAAAACACAAGAAGATTTAGTTAAATCTTACCAAGAATTAGAAAAGAAATTAGGAGAGAGTAAACCTCAAGAAGAAGCTCCTAAAGAAGAATCAAAAACTGACACACAAATTAATTTTGATTTTACTTCTGCTCAAAGAGAGTTTGAAGATAATGGTGAGTTAAGTGAAGAAACTATTTCTGGATTAGAAAAAGCAGGTTTACCTAAATCATACATTGATAATTATATTGCAGGCTTAGACGCTGTAGCAAAACAATTTGAAACCCAAGCTTATGAAAGTGCAGGTGGAGAAGAAAATTATAAAAGAATGACTGATTGGGTAAGTAATAATCTTTCTGAATCAGAAGTTAAACAATTTAATGATAACATAAGTAAAGATAATGAAACTGCATTGTTTACTATTAAAGGTATGTATGCTCGTTTCTCATCTGAAAGTAAAGAACCTATGTTAACAACTGGAGAAACATCTGTACCAAACTCTGGAGCTACATACGAAAGTATAGGCCAAATGAAAGCAGATATGGCTAGTCCTCAGTATGCTACCGATAGTGCATTTAGAAAAATGGTAGCAGACAAGTTAGCTAGATCAAAAGTTATTTAATAAAATTCTATGGACAAATTGCTAGTCCTTGAATAGCAGATTAAAAGTAAGACGAAACCCGACTGAGGTTGGACAATTCCGACACTGAAATTAACTAGCTCTATTAGCAAAAACCTAAACAAAAGGAGATATATATAATGTCAAATTATACTGTATCAAACATTGGGCAAAATGCAGGATCTGGCTCTACAACAGCTAGCTTCCTCAAGGTTTTTAGTGGAGAAGTAATTACAGCCTTCGAAACTGCAAACACTACCCTAGACAAACACATGGTTCGGACAATTGGTTCGGGCAAGTCGGCACAGTTTCCAATCGTTGGAAAAGTGACTACGGCGGCGTACCATACGGCAGGAAACGAAATCACTGGCGGATCTGTAACTCACAATGAGAGAACAATCTCTATTGAGAATCTACTTATCGCTCCAGTTTTCATTTCGAAAATCGATGAAGCTATGAATCATTTCGATGTTAGATCAATCTACACAAAAGAAATGGGTAGAGCTTTAGCGAGCCAAATGGATAAACACGTTTACCAAAACCTAATCTTAGCATCAAGAGCAGGAGCGGCATCGCCTCAAGCGGCTGGTCAAGCTATTACTGATGCTGACTTTAACACTAATGCGGCATCTGCGGCGGCGAGTATTTTTGCTGCGGCTGAAAAGTTAGACGCTTTAGATGTACCTGCGGAAGATAGATATGCAGCAGTTTCACCTGCGGCTTACTACAATCTGATTCAAGGTACTACTGTTATAAACAGAGATTGGGGTGGGAACGGTTCTTACTCAGAAGGTAAAGTTTTAAAAGTTGCAGGCATTAATATAATTATGTCTAACAACATACCTTCTACAAACATTTCTTCTGGCGTTGCTCAGGGTTCTTCTACAAATTTTGCAGGGAACTTCTCAACTACAGTTGGTTGTGTTTGGCAGAAAAATGCAGTTGGAACAGTTAAGTTAATGGATCTGTCTACAGAAATGGATTACCAAATCCAAAGACAAGGTACATTAATGGTTGCTAAATACGCTATGGGTCATGGTGTACTTAATCCAATTTGTGCAATTGAAATCAAAACTTCGTAATTAATTTTACGATTTTATTCATGGGGCGAGTTCATAAAAACAGCTCGCCCTGTGCTAACAAAATTTAAATATGACAACAGTAAGTAGTAAGTTAGAAAGCATCAATGTAATGATGACGGCGATAGGAGAAAGTCCTGTTAACACAATTACATCTTCAACTACAACAGACGTTTCTATTGCAATACAAATTTTAGATAATGTTTCAAGAGAAGTACAAAGTGTAGGTTGGCATTTTAATACAGATACTAATTATACACTTGCAAGAAATACAGCTAATCAAATTGAGTTACCTTCAAACTGTCTAAGAGTAGATACTTCTAATAGTGATGCTAACTTAGATTTAGTTGAAAGAGCAAGAAAACTTTGGGATAGAGAAAACCATACTTATGTTCTTACTAAAGATATAAAAGTAAACATAACTTGGTTATTAGAATTTACTGAATTACCAGAAACAGCAAGAAGATACGTTACAATCAGAGCAACAAGAATATTTCAAGATAGAATGTTAGCTTCTGAAACTTTACATAGATTTCATCAAGTTGATGAACTTCAAGCTTTATCTGCATTAAAAGAACATGAAGGAGATACTAGAGATCATAGTATTTTTGATAACTACAGTACATTTAGAGTTTTAGATAGAGATAATTATCAACCGATGAAATCAACAATTACTGATGAATAATGCCAGCCAGATTAATTTCCAATTCAATTCCAAATTTATTGAATGGGGTTTCTCAGCAACCAGATACAGTTAAACTACCAAATCAAGCTAGTGTTCAAGAAAACGGTTTGTCAGATATTATTTCTGGTTTAGGTAAACGACCACCTACAGAACATATTGCAAAATTAAATACTGATACTTTAACAAATAGTAAAGTACATATTATTAATAGAGATAGCTCAGAACAATACGTTGTCTTAGTAAACAACCAAAGTATTAAAGTATACGACTTAGCAGGTAATGCTAAAACTGTAGTTGTACCAGATGGAGTTTCTTACTTAACATCGACAGCACCACAAGATGATTTTAATTTAGTGACTGTTGCTGATTACACTTTTATTGTTAATAAAACACAAGCTACAGCTAAATCTGGATCAGCTTCTACAGCTAGACCAGATGAAGCAATCTTTTATGTTAAAAACGGACAGTATAAAACTACTTACGAAATAAAAATAGATGGCTCATCAGTAGCTAGTTATCAAACTTTAGATAATTCTAGCTCTGGTAATTCTAGTTCTATTACAACAGATAACATAGCAACAGAATTATTTAACGACTTAAACAGTAATTTAAGTGGTTACTCAGTAACAAGAGATGGCTCTATTATTCATGTATCAAAAACTTCTGGTACATTTACAGCCTCTGTATCAGACGGTATAGGTGGCGATGGTCTTATATTAGTTAAAGATAAAATTAATTCATTTGCCGACTTACCATACAAAGGTGTTACAGGTTTTGTAACAGAAATTGTAGGAGATGGTGGTACTGAGTATGATAATTATTTTGTTTATTGGGACGGTAATGCTTGGGTTGAAACTGTTAAAGACGGTTTAGATAACTCATTCAATGCCTCTACTATGCCTCATCTTTTAATAAGAACGGCAGACGGGAATTTTAGATTTTGCAAAGCTGATGGTTCAACTTACACGGTTAGTGGTACAGATTACGAGGAGCCGAGCTTTGCAAGCCGAACAGTTGGCGATGAAACAACAAGTCCAGATCCTACATTTATAGGAAGAAAGATTAATGATATTTTCTTTTATAGAAATAGATTAGGTTTTCTATCTGATGAAAATGTAATATTTTCTAAAGCAGGTAAGTTCTTTACCTTTTGGGCTACAACAGTAACTACATCAGTAGATGACGATATGATTGATCTAGCGGTTAGTCATAATAAAGTTTCTATACTAAAGTATGCTGTACCTTTTAATGAACAGCTTGTTTTATTTTCAGATCAAACACAATTTACACTTGATGCAGAAGAAGTATTGTCTGCTAAAACAGTTTCAATTAACCAAACAACTGAATATGAAATTGATGATAG